TTATACCAATCGTTGTATCATCGGTAACAACCATTCTTTCGCTGCCAGTGTTAGAAGCGTTGTTCCGAATGCTACGAGCATGGGCAGCCACACGCTCTTGAGCCAGAGCTCCTTCCGGCGGCGTTTGTCACTGCGCTGGAAGTCCTCCAACGCCTGCATACCCTGCGGCGTAATGGTGTAGATGCCGAGGTCTTCCCGGTAGTAGCCGTCTGTTTCGGGTGTATGGTATACGGCGCCTTGCTCAAGGAACCGCACGTCTTTAGATGTCAGTGTCCTCAGGCGCTGATCTAAGGCCTTCATGTTCGGGAACTTATCCCGCATGACGGCAACGGGCGTCCCGTTGTCATCGGTGCTGATGAAAGCAAGAAGCTGGGCGTCGTTGTCGGTGAGCTGGTACATGATGCATACCTCCGTACATTGTGGTGCGGATATGGTAACACGATTGGCGGTATTACGCAAGGGAGGTGAGAAAATGACGTTTGGTTTACGGTTGGTGCTTTCGGGGTTTTACCTGATGCTGGTGGGGTTATGTGTCCCCGGAATGCGGGCGGTTTGTAAATGGCTTGAGGATATGCCGAGGTTTTGGTTCTATGTCGGGTGGTGCCTATTTGTGGGCATTGTCTGGAACGGCGCTGTGTGGTGCTCGTATATTTTCGGCTGAAAGCTCTTTACAAAGCTGTTGCAGGGATGCCAGCGCCGCGGCTCTGTTGGAGGCCTGTACAGACTGGATTATGCTGTCCACTTCGGGCCAGTAGCGCGAGTCGAGGTACATATAGATCTCGCCGCAGGACTCACCAAAGTTTAAGACATCCGCCCCTGCCCGGCCTATATTCTGGCTGATACGCATAGCGCTGCGGATGAAGTTCTCGATGACCTCAGCGCGGTGTCTTTGGTAGAACTCGTCATCGCGGATGCGCTGGCGTTCCTCAATCTCCAGTCGCTTCTCCTTGAGGCGGTTATGGCCATTGAGCCAGGCGGCGGCGAAGGGCGAGATTATTGAAAGAACTAACGCGCTAAGGGAAATTATCAGCGGTGTATCCATGACTGTTCCTCCCATTTGTTGATGGGATAAATGTACCACAATTATTGATAATTTGCAAGGAGGTGAAGCGGATGGTAATGCGGATCAAGACCATACGCGAAGGAAAAGACATGACACAGCAGGAGCTGGCAACACAGATGGCCGTGGCTCAGACCACGGTGAGCCAGTGGGAAACGGAAACGGCGCTGCCCCGTGCGCGGGACCTGCCGCGGCTGGCCATGGTGCTGGCGTGCAGCATCGATGAGTTGTTCGAGCCGGCAGCGGTAGCGAGATAAGACTATTTTACGAGAAACGGAGGAAATGTCCATGCCGAAGGACGGCGGAAACATCTATCAGACTGCCCGGAAAGCGGCGGGGCTGACGCAGGAGGCCGCGGCGGAGCGGCTGGCCGTCAGCGACACCAGCATACGGGCTTACGAGTCCGGGGAGCGGCTGCCGGGCGACGACATCGTGGCGCGGATGTGCGCGGTGTACAACGTCCAGTATCTGGGCTTGCAGCACCTGCAGCTCAAGTCAGCGCTGCTGCCGGAGTGCGTGCAGTACGCACGGCCGGAGCCACTGCCGGTGGCCACCATCAAGCTGGTGCGGCGGG